ATGAAAATTTCTCTGGTTGTTCCGGTCTTCAATGAAGAGGCCACGATACCTATTTTCTATAAAACAGTTAGGGAATTTGAAGAGTTAAAACAATATGAAGTTGAGATAGTCTTCATTAATGATGGCAGCAGGGATGCTACCGAGTCTATTATTACCGCCATTGCAGTTTCTGATCCGCTTGTTGTGCCAATTTCTTTCACTAGAAATTTTGGAAAGGAACCTGCTCTTTTCGCTGGCCTTGACTCTGCAACTGGTGATGCGGTTATACCGATTGACGTCGACCTGCAAGACCCCATTGAAGTAATTCCACGCCTGATTGAGAGATGGCAGTCTGGAGCTGACATGGTTCTCGCTAAGCGCTCTGACCGTTCAACCGACAGTAGACTGAAGCGAAAATCTGCCGAGTGGTTCTATAAACTGCATAACAAAATCAGTAACCCGAAGATCGAAGAGAACGTGGGGGATTTCCGCCTGATGTCCCGCGAGGTGGTTGAGAACATTAAACTCATGCCGGAGCGCAACCTGTTCATGAAGGGTGTTCTTAGTTGGGTTGGCGGACATACTGATATTGTTGAATATGCGCGAGCTGAACGCGTTGCTGGTGATTCAAAATTCAATGGCTGGAAGCTATGGAACCTGGCGCTTGAAGGTATTACCAGCTTTTCAACTTTCCCGCTCCGCATCTGGACGTATATAGGACTAGCCGTTGCCAGTCTAGCTTTTATATATGGAGCATGGATGATATTTGACACCCTAGCGTTTGGTAACGCCGTTCGAGGCTATCCATCACTTCTTGTTTCAATACTATTCCTTGGCGGAGTGCAACTCATTGGCATTGGCGTACTTGGTGAGTACATCGGTAGAATATACATAGAAACAAAAGCAAGACCAAAGTATTTGATTAAGGGAAAAAAATGATTAATAGAAATTTTTACAAATATTTTTTGGCAATTATTATTTTTGTATTACCTATAATCATATCCAATCAATACTATGTAGATGATCTTGGTCGGTCATCTATGGGTTATACAATGTGGGGAGTAGATGGAAGGCCATTTGCAGATATTATCATGATGGCATTCTCTCTTAGTGAGGCAATGTATGATATTGCACCGCTACCTCTTTTAGCTTCGTCTGCCTTGCTTTCTTTGATTTTTTGCTTTTACAGAGCTTACTTTTTAGACAATGAAAAGTGGTCATGGATTATTCCATTATCATTCATGTGCAACCCTGCACTTATATCTGTTTTTTCATACAGATTTGATGTGCTGACATTCACTTGCGCCATCACTTTATCTTTCCTTGTTTTCTTTATAAAAACAAGGAGCACATCCGCTAATTTTTTAATAGGTGCATTACTGGTCGCATTAACATTAAGCACATATCAAATTGTTATTAACATGATTGTTATTTTGTCATTTTGTGAACTATTTAGAAATGTATATAAAAAAATAGATCCAATTGACATACTGAAAATGGTTGCCATTAGATTTTTTCAGTTTTCTGTCGGTCTTATCGTCTACCTTAAGGTAATTTTGCCATCAACCTTCTCAGGTGAACATGTTCAGAACCACCCATCAATATCCGAGAATTTACTAAATGATATAATCTCCAATGCTAAAATTTATTATCATTTTATATCATCAAATTTCTATAAATCAAACGGAGAGTTATTTATAAAATCATCCGTTGCACTTGCATTAACAATGTGCGCAATCATTACATATAAATACTTGAAAACATACGGAGCAAGTGTTAAATCATTATCTGTAATATCTTTATGTTTTTTTGCTTCACTATCATCATCAATAGCTACTGTTGGTGCACAACTTATTCTTTCAAATGCGATGCCTGGAGCTGTACACACTTATATATCGGTGGGTGGTTACTTTATTCTGTTAGCAACATTAACTTACTATGCCATTCCTAAATTTAGAAGCATAGCTATATTAATAACAATACCAATACTAAGCAATCTTGGGTTGTTTTATGCTTATGGGAACTCGTTGCGAGAGCAGTCAATTATAAATAAGGATATCGCAGATCAGATAAAGTTCTACACCTCAAAGTATGATTACAATAGTAAATACATAATTTTTTTTGGCTCTGCACCAAAATCACCTATCAGAACAAATTCAGAAAAAGCACACCCATTGATTGGAACTTCAGTCATTAATTACTATGTTAATTGGTATTGGGCGGTTGCGAATTTATCAAAAAATGGCTACCCTCAAATGTACCCATCAGCTGAGATTGTTAACGAAGTTAAGAGTAAGTTCTGTAGTTTTAATGTAGTTCATGCGGGAAATGACTTCTCAATTTACGAGGGGATGGGATCTATAGTGGTTAGTTTTCCTGGTAGTGAATGTAAATAAATAAGGCCCCATTCAGGGGCCAATTAAATATAAAATCACCCGCCAATTATGTTAATAACATCACCAACCGCAAGCAAAGATCTTTTGTCACCTTTGATAGTAATACCTTGCGAAACCCCATTTATCATTCCATTTAATATTGAGGACGATGTTGATGTTATCATAATATTCCCATCAACAGTAATTAGTGCGTCCTTTCTAATGTAAGCACCATCATTTGTTGTAGCTTTAATTAAAGTATCAGATCCAGACATACCGACAACCTCGCTAATTACTGCATAACAGTTCCTTGGCGAGAATGCATTAGCAGTACTCCCGAATAGCGGTGGGATTGGCGATGGAAGAACCAGTCTTTCCTTAAGCAACGCCTCATTAGTAAGAGTGTACTCTGACAACGCCCTGCTTCCAACGGAGGTTATATCAGCTTTCGACATATCATGGTAGATATAAGTCTGGATACCACCTGCACTATTGTTGTACAAAATATAACCAGTAGTCAGTGATGACCAGTCATATATTGAACAAGAGCCTTTTGTAACCAAACCAGTCTTAGTTCCTGATAGACTACCACCCCAACCACCAGAAATCATCAATGATCCGTTGGTATGGTATTCGCCACCCAGAAAATTAACACCGCCATAACAAGCTCCAGGGCTATAGATTAAACAGTCAACGGGGATTGCCCTATCCACTCTGGTATCAATATCTATAACCAGGTCTGACGCAGTTTTTCGGTTAGCAACTAAACTAGTTATTTTGTAGTGTGGAACGCTACTTGCAGGGCGCTTCCGTGAACCATCAATCTTTATATTACCATGTAGTTTAATGTATCCAGACCCGAATGCTTGCGGAAGAATACTGGCACCAGTGAGACCAACAACTGCGTCTGTATTTTCAACGATACAAGTCGCTAATTTATCTTCGCCCCATGACAACCCTGCGACACAAGCACAGTTTCGAATCAGAGAGGATGTGCTAACTATCTTTGACCCTGCCCCAGCATGGAAAGCATAACCGATTCCCTCACCATCAATACCTGAGTCATACATATCCATAATGGTAGCATTGGATATATATACTTCTACATGCTCACCTTCCGAAATTGCGCCGCCCTTACCAGCTACATCAGCAAGTCCAACAACGGCGTTATCCTCTCTACGCTCAATCCTAAATGCTTTGGCTATCAGCTGATTAATATTGGCATCAAAGGTGGTGAAAGAGGTGTCCTCCAGAAGGGAAACCCAGTTATCTATACCGATACCAGAATAGCCGTAAGAAGCGCTGTTAGTAATAATTTGCTGCATAGCAACTTTTTGGCACGAACTAACGTAAAACGGAGAAGTGGATCCGCACAGATATGCTATTGCAGTCCCGAATACTCCGTCACATAGCGCAATAAACATCGCATGTCCGCCATTCGTTATGCTGTTTTCTAGGCGCCTGGCATACGTTTGGGCAACAGCTGCATCAGAGTCACCGTAACTCTCGCCCTTGCCTTCGCACTGGAAGTTGTCAAACGTAATGTTTGAACATCTCACGGCACTAAAGGTGCTTGGGTAGTATCTCTTTTCCGCAGCAACAGCCTGGTTTGCCGCGTAAATCCCGCCATTCCTTAATACTATGTTTTTCTTCCCCTCCAGGAGGATACATTGATCTTTAGGAAGGGCATTGTCTGAAGCCGGGTTTGCAGTTGCAGACGGAATACCCGGAACAGAGGCATACACGCGGAGCATCTTTCCGCAGAATTCGATGACAGTATTATCCTGAACATTTTTAAACATATCGCTCAGGATTGCGGTGTTATCAGCAGTGACCGAGTCATCAGCTCCGAACATGAATGGGGTAATATATTTTATTGCGTCATTCACTGTTCCGTAAGGCAATCCAATAAGAGATGCTCCCGGTGGGTTGTGTGATACAATTTGAGACCTTAATGCCGCATCACCAACACTCAGCCACTTTCCAGTCCCTGTCCCACCAGTTGACTCTGGTGTCGAACCAGCTGGTACTGTTTTAGGTAGCGCACCATCCCATCGATAATACTCGCCATCGCCATCAGGAAGTTTCCAGTGAAGCGCTTCATCTGCCCTTGTTAAATTTGCTCCATCCTGGAATGAGTCAATCAATGTCCATCCCATTGACGCCAGTTTTTCTTGATAACGTATCTCCATACCATGCCAAGTCAGGCGTGGATTACCAAAACGATCAGGCCATAACTCATTAGATTGATCATTAGAAAGATGATCGAAGTTCTGGGCGTTATCGTACAAATCTTTTGCAGCAGAAGACCCCAGCGGATTGCCAGTATTATAAGTCGTCATATTTGCCTCATAAACGAAAAACCCGCCGTAGCGGGTATTATTGATGTTTGAATTAAGCTACATTGCCGGGGTAGGTGGCGTTATCGTACTGATAGAAAGTGTCGCGATACTCTTTTGCTGTTACCTGGCATGTTCCATCAGATTGCGGCGCTATCTCTGAAATTAATGCGCTATATCCAACACGGGATGACTCGCAGAAAATCAGACGAGGCGATTCAATGGATGGGGCGTTTAGCATGATGCTGCTGAACTTGGCTTGTTCTGTTACTGATAGAATATATTCATCTACCCTTGTAACTGCCAACAAATCCGAAGCAGAACCATCCTGATAGCGTATCAATGCGCGTGGATTGTTGAATGTCCAGTCAAGTGGTTCTGATACTGTAATAGTCGTTACGCCACCACTTGTACTCATATCCTCAATTAACGTGCTTATGGTTTTGCTACCAGGAATATCATCAGTGAAGATTATCCTGTCGCCAACGTTATAACAGAGAGCATCCATTTCCGTTGTCGTGGTGTGAGTCAGACGTTGCTTAAGGTACTTCATCAGGCGTCGCATACCTATCTGATAAGCGCGATCCTGATCAAGAACACCATCAAGCGTATAGTCCTCAATCTTTACCGGAGTTGGGTTATCTGATGTTCTGCACTGCACCGTCTCTTCAGCCCATGTAGTGCCGTTGATATATGTAACATCAACACCATCATAGTCATCTGCTGACGGAGCAATGAAAGCCGTCTGAAGCGGTTCAGTCATCTCCTGTGGGCTGATTATTCCCGTCCACGTTTTCACGCCTTCCCTTGCTACAGATGCCAGACCATCGGTTAGAAGGAAGTAACTTTTTCCTGCATTTGTCACCTTCTGAAGCATCTCCAGCGCAGAAACAGAATCCGTAGTGGCATAGTCAAAAAACTCGCTGCCAGGAGTCCAATAAGTAGTTTCTAGTGAGTCAATAGCTTCATGGTCCATCGCCAGACCCAACTCATTACCTATATGATACAGAGCACCTGAAATGCTCCTTGACACACCAGAATCATAAACTCGCGTGGCTACAACGTTTACGCGGCGATCTGACTGTGCTGCCAGTTTACCGCCAGTTTCCACAGTAACCGCCATTGTGGTGACACCAGTATACGATGCTGGCCGTGACAATAAACGCCCACGCAATGACTGCCAGTACATGTTATCGCGGCTGTTATTCTGTCCCTGCTCGTTCGTGCGGCGAGCTCTCACCTCTACAAGCGCAGGCGTATCCAGCGTGATTCTTTCGGTGAATCCCAGTCCGTTGATGTTCTGGAGATTGTACGATCCTGTTTTGCTTATCCACCCGGCGCCTGAACTATATGGCCGGTACTGAATCTCCCACGTCACCTCACGGTTTTGCTTGTTACCTTTTTTGTTGTATCCACAAATTCCGTTTGGGAAGAAGAAATTTACTTCGAACATATCAGCAATTTCATTTTCGGGGCATGCCAGAAAAGGTCCCATCCAACTATCATTTTCATTTAAACCATTGGCTTCAAAATCAAGTACTGTACGCGGTGAAAATCCAGTCCATGACGGGTCAACGCTGCCATCAATAATCCGATCCAAAGTTACAGAGCTTCCATCTATATCAAGAATCTTATATTCGCTTCCGGCATGGGAAACAGATAGCCTGACATAACCTTCAGGGATTCCAGTGAACGGAGTTCCAGTGGCGCTATCGTAAGCCAGAGTTATTGATGCGGTAATCACATCTTCGCCGACTGGCTCTGAATGAGGTATAAAGTCAGCAATGAATAGTTGGTAATCAATGCTGTTGTACCAGAGCGTTACAGCCATCCCAACATAAGGAGAAATTTCTTCAAGCGTGTCACTGGTAATTCTGCTGTAAGCGCCATCATTAGTTACCACATAGGAATCAGGAACAATTAACTCAACAATAGCACCAACAGTCCATGTATCTGGAAGATCATTTGTTGTCTCATCTCCATCATCAGTGCTCAGCCCATTAAATGTTATTGTTGGTCCGGAAACGGTTAGCGAATCAGCAACAACATCTTCCGTGTCCGGCGCAGTTTGCGCCATATCAAGACCTGAACCAGAAGCAGTTCCCCCAACCTCTGTGGAATTGAACCAGTTTTCTGATCGTTGGTCTCCACTAACATTTTGCCCTGGTTGATACACTGTGTATTTAAACCCATCGCCAAGAGAGGCAATTGGAGTTGACCCTACACGAATATCGCCATCCCCAAATGAGAAACGCCCTCTCCCAAGAACAACGAACATTTCAACTGTCATTACAGTTGGATCATCAACTGAGAATCTTGTTACAGGCTGTACTGCATAGTCTGGATAAATACGGCTTCGACCAAATAACTCGCGTATCGGGTCTCCTAACTTTGCGTTATTAGCCTTAGCAGGATTTACATCAAGAGGGTTGCCAGTTCCTGAGGAATAACCGCCAAGGTCACCTACACCAGGAGCAAAAAATAAAGCGTAAGCCACAGATGCAACTGATACTGCAACGGCAATCCAGGCGAGGGCTACAGCGCCATAAGGGACAGGGTAAATTCTGACATCACTCCCTGATTTGATAGCAAATTCAAACCATGCCTGAGGCGGTATGTTCTCTCCATCAACATCAACTGTGATCGGGTGCTTCATATCAGGCTTATAGCCCTGAACGCTCTTCGCAAGCCACTGATGGATAGTTACTGCGCCATGTTCATGAGTTTCGAGTGGCTCGCCAGGCAGCCGTGAAGGATAAATTCTGATAGTCACTTCCAGAACTCCACTTTGACAAAACGACGTTTGAAACGCGAGACAGGAAGGAAGGTAACGTTCACTCCTGGGTTGCACTCTGCGACATGCAACTGGCCGTTAATTTCAACGACTACACCAACATGAGTAACGGTTGACCCGGAATAACAGGCGGCACCGGCACCAATACACGGCGCGCATTTTTCCAGAGAAAGCATGAGCTTTCTGGCCTCTCGGTTTAAACCTCCGTCGTCTTTTGTTATACCTGCAAAATCTGGCCACAGTGGTATCCCCAGGTCTTTTCGTACCTCGTTCACTATGCCGAAGCAGTCAAGTTCAGGATAAGTGCGACCGCCTTTCTGCCATATGACAGAAAGGTATTTATCAGGATTGAACATTGTTGCTCCTTAACTCATGTAACGAAGGCCGGGGTAATACGGGAGGGTGTATCGGTGGCGCGGCCATGCGGTATCAAGAACGTTCATATATCCGGCAGTAATCTGCGCCTGCGTGGATGTCCATGACCCGCTTTTAATCGCCAGCGTGTAAGGTACAGATGCCGGAGCGCTGAGGTCCGTGGAGACATAGTTACGATATGTCAGCGATGCCTCAGAAAGGTTATCCAGAGCATTGCGTATGGCGGTGGAAGTAATCCCGTCTATGTTATCAATGGCAAACTGCAAATCTTGTGTACCATCGCTGTTTCTTGCTGGAAGGGCAATATCGATAGCCACAGCCTGAAAGGTTACCACCTCGCCACTTTCGGTTGTTGCGGTGATGTCATCGAAGCCTTTACAAAGATAATAAACACCAGTACCGATGTTTATTTGCAGGGTTTCGATGATCACCTCTTCCCCGGATGAGGCATAGAGCCTATTTAGAATCGTCATGGCTCAGGCCACTCCCTGTTAAGCGCAATATCAATGATGCTGCTGTTGATAATGTAATCAGGAAAATCAGCCCAGCCAGGAGCCAGAACAGGCCTTTCCCACAATTCCAACGTGGCCGTGTAGCGCCAGTAGTTTCCGCCTTCAATTGTCGGCCCCTCATAGATATCCACGAAACGACAGACATAAACATCGACAACGCCTAACGGAGATCGAAGAGGCATGTTAAACCAGTCAGCGCCATCCTTAATGGTGTCCCTGAACCATACCTCAAATAGTTGAGCTTCCGGGTCCGTAAGCAGCCATGCAACCGAGGCCTGAGTTGGCGTTGAAGTATATAATCGCCTCTGCCTCGCCCTGCCGGATGTGAGTTCGGTTCTCAGTAATGGGCTAACTGGCTTTAACCCGAACCCTTCCAGCAATGGAACAGGAAGGTAATCATTCGGATAGTTGATGCTGGTCGTTTTAGCCATTAACCAGTTCTCCTGTTAGTGTTCCAACGCATCATTGCTTTCGAAATGTCACCTTTCCCACTGGCAAGGTCGCTGGCTGCTTGTTGATAACCAAGCTTTGCCCCTTCTTTGGTTGCTTGTTTCATCATGGCAATCTGAGTGTCGGAAGGATCACCGTTCACATTCATGTTAATAACGGGTGAGAAGCTGGCGCCCTGTGTGGACTGCTGATTTACCCTGTCGAGTGTTTCATCAAGCTTGGCCGAGGTCTGCGATGTAACGACTCGCTCACCTTTCTGCAAGAGCCAAGTCCCGGTTTCAGGAACACTGTCGATACCATCGTGGGCCATACCTGCAAGGGCAGAAGTACCAACTGCAGCGACAAGCGGAGCAGTCACTGCCGCCGCCGTTGCCATAGCAGCAGGCGCAAGAGCGGGACCAACGATAGGAATAGCCGCAGTAGATGCGTATGCTGCGATTTGAGCCTGTAAGGATGAAGCCTGTGCGTTCGCCAGCATTGATGCCGCTGCGCTTGCCTGTGTTGATTTACCTACCAGCAATTGCACTGCCTGATATACCAGCCATTGCGCCGCCATATCAGAAAGGGTTTTAATGATTGTTTCACCAAGACCAGAGAAAATATTACTGAAGAAATCACCTAAATCTTCTGCACCGTGCACAAGGTCATTAAGGTTGTCAGAAATAACCGAGGTTGCTCCACCAAGAATAGAAGTCATCGCATCTGCAGCATCCTGGTAATAATCAGCTGATTTATCAGCATAATCATTCAACGCGTCCATTATCCCGCTTTGCCAGTCGCCCATCTGAGCATCAGACTTTTTGTAGTAGTCCTCCTGAATATCAAGACGGTCATCAAGCGCCTGCTGTAACGCTGCCGTTTCTTGGTCATAAAGCGATTTGCTTATATCACCACTTTGGTACTGTTTCTGTAGATCTTGCTGCCTGTCGAGAAAACTACGCTGGATATCCAGCAATTCCTTCATGCGCTGGCGAGTCTTGTCTCCCATACCTGCGCCGATAAAATCAGAATCATTAGCTGCCTGGTCATTCTGATTTTGCTTACGCAAATTAGCGGTAAATTCGACAAGTTTCAGATTTTCTTCGTTGGCTTTTTTAAGTGAGTTGAGGCGATCTATCTCAGTAGCAAGTTGCTCAAGTCGCTCTTTCTGAGCTGCATTAATTCCTGTTAATTTCCCAGATGTAAAATCAAAACGCAGCTTCTCAAGCTCGGTCACCTGCTGATTCTTTTTGCCAGTTGTGTCAATCAGCGCTATCTGACGCTGATAGCTCATTTCCAGAGACTTAAATGCTGACTCCAGTTTTCTGGCCCCGGCATCTGGAGATGCTTTCCCGTTAGTTTCTCCTGAGCCTAAGGAATAATTTTTGCTGGAAGAAGAAGGCGCACCTACAGTGGCTTGACTGAGAGGAAGATTATTACCGGCTTTCATGATGGACAGTCGGCGTTCTAATTGCGCTATTTCAGCTTTTTTCCCGTCAACGTCCATACCAATTCGGTTAAAGCTGGCAAGGAATCCCTGATCTTCTACATCAGCTTTAAGATTGTTGAGGCGGCGCTCTATATCAGTTACAGATGCATTGTCACCTACAGCCTTACCGCCTTTGTACAGGTCAATTAGCTTCCCTGCTTCAGCACCAACTTTAACAAGCCAGGTCGCGAGATCAACAACACCACCAACCAGGTCTGTCAAACCCTGAATAACCTGAGGATCTTTGAATACATCCCCCATGTCAGTAATCGCGTTCTGTAACCCTGACAGGTCAACATTGGCCAGGCCGGTTGCAATCTCAATTTTTACACCGTTTACCTGCGTCTCCATGTCCTCAAACAGGGAGTTTACTTTTACCAGCTTTTCGATATCAGCATCGTCAGGAGCAACGCCAAACTGTTTTGCCGCGTCCATGTACTGACGAAGTTTTTCTCCTCCCTGATCAAGCAATGGGAGAAGTTTGGAAAGGTCGTTACCAAGACTTTCAAGGATTGTGGTCTTTTCAGCGTTTGTTTTAATCTTTCCGAGCGCATTGCTGATAGCCAGCAACTGCTTATCTGGTGATTCACTGGCTAATTTCTTAGCCGATAATCCGAGTGCATTCAGCGCATCTACCGCTTCACCAGATTTATTCAGTACAGCATCGCCAATTTTATCGCCAATGTCCTTGAAGATATCGGCCATCTGGTCGCCGGATACGCCAGCTTTTTCAGCTGCATACTGCCAGGCAAGCAAAGATTGTGTAGACATATTGAGCGACTTAGCCCAACGGTCGGTTTCGGTAATCTGCTTTGAGGTTGTTTTTAGAAGGTTGTAACCGGCTACTCCGACACCGATAGCTGCCGCACTTGCTGCGGTTGCAAAACCAGTAAATGCTACTGCGGCTGCTTTTGCATCGGCCTGAACCTGTTTGCGCCATTTTTGAGATGCCCGTTCAGCCTGGCTTAAACCAGATACAAATCCACCAACCTTGGCTACAAGATCAATGGTCAGCGTTCCAAGTGATTTACCAGCCATGCTATGTCCACTCCTGCATAGCCTGCTCCAGTGTAATGGAAGGCTCGTTAATGTGTGGTGTGAAGTCTGTTACTTTGAAGGAGGGGGAATCTTTTCCACGGTTGACGTTAGCCAGCACAGAAGAAATAAGGCCAGCGGCCCACTCAGTACGCATCATTCCGTTAAGGCTACCGTACTTTTGACGGTAAAGAACCCAGTCGCGATACTCTGTAACGCTAACGCGTTCTTTTGCTTCAGCAATGGTGCGACCGCCGATCCCGTTGAGAACTAATTCACACCAGAATTCGTCTTCTGCGCTGAGTTCGTCTTTCCCAGGTCGTTAACCTGCTGAATAGCGACAAGTAGAGCGACAGTAAGGTTTCCGTCGAGCGCACCGCGCTCAGGGTCTGCTTCACCAGTAATGTCAGCAACAGTAAAAACAGGATTCCCGTTCTCATCACAAATGGATGATGCGATACGTCCGGCAACACCATCAATCTTTCCCGCGGCTGACAGAACAGTAGATACTGCGTCGTGATAACCCATAGGTCGGATATAAACGGTAGCTGTGATCTCCTTATCACCTTGCTTCCAGGTAATTTCCTTTTCAACAGGACGAGCAGTGAACGCCCCTGCCTGTTTTAACGAATCCATATTCAGTTTCATTTCTTTCCTCTCAATTTGCGGGGTTTCCCCCGCTCATTAATGCCAGGTTATTAGCTCGTTGGTTGGGCCTTGGGAACCCAAACACCCTGCCCTGAACGCTGAATAGTTGCGGAGGTTTGTACGACCGTATTAGCCTGGAAGTCGAACGGGAAATCAGAAACATAGCCCTGGAATACATACCAGGTACGCGTATCCGGTAGAGAAAGACCATCTACTGCATCTAGATCACCAGAAGTCGCTACCGTTGGTTCATCCGTTCCATCAGCCCAACCAATAGCGAAGGTCAGGTTTGTTTGATCGCTTGATTCGGCAAGATTGCTAAGCATGACATGACTGGCGTTTGCCGGGTCTGCGTTAAGAGCTACCGTAGCCTGACCAGGGGTTCGCAGACCTTTTTTGTAGGAACGAGTATTGGTTTCACTCAGACAGGTATCTTCAATCTGATCTGCCGGGCTACTACCTGGTGAGAACGAAGTAATACATTCAACTTCACTGACCACGCCGTTATTCAGAACGTACATCTGAGTGCCTTGAGTCACTACTGACATAATTATCTCCGGGTATAAAAAAACCGGCTCAAGGCCGGTTGTGGTAGGTTTGTTATCTGCTGACTATCCAGTCAACATCGAAGGAATAGCGATACCTGAGCGTCTCAGGGTCTCGCGTCTGGTTTCCCCACCTGACTATATTGGCTTTTACCTCAATAGCGTTGCGCATGGCTTTAGCTACAGCAATGGTCTCATCAGGGGTATCAGCATAGATATCAACCTGAAGCGAATACATGTCCGCATCTGGTCGTTGATTGAGAAAATTTTCAGGAGAGCCGCTTATGTTCTGCCAGACGGCGTATGGATAAACAACGTTATCGTCCTGAATGCCGAAAGGGTAAATTCTTACCGGATTGCTTCCGAGTAAGGCAGTGACTTCAGGACTCGACGCGCAAATAGGAAAAATAGGAGCAATCATGCCGTCTCTCCTTTCTTCTGCGCTCGTTTGATAGCTCGGTCAATCCCCGCTTCGTAGTTAACAGAGAAGGTGTTGAAAACCTCTATCAGCCTGGAATTTGCAGCAGCACGAACGAGCGGTTTTGCTGCCATCTTTTCAGTGCCAAACTCAAGAAGACGCCAGTGAGGAGTGGGGGCATCTTTCGCAGTGCTTGGATGCTTTTTTAGTACGGCGCCCTGAAGAATGCCTATCCTGAAGGCAAGATCACCGGTTTGTTTAAACATACGACCATTCCAGCGCAACGCAGCGTTATCAGCAATGCTACGTGCGGTGTGAGGATCGTCGAGCCGCTCTGCGTTTCTCTTTATCTGAGTTACGATAACGTTTCCCGCCTTCCTCAGTGCGGAGCGCCCTGTTTTGCGCTTAGTTTCCGTGGTAATGGCTTCTAACTTACCAAGCAGTGAATCTACACCTTCAAGTTTAAACTCAACGCTGTCAGCCATCCTTAACCCCCTCTGAGCACGGAAGCGTGAGATATTCAAGTCCACTATCAGGGTCAGGAAGAATCCCCTCAATGCTGTAGATTTTGCCACGGAAAAGAATACGGTCTTTCTCCTGGATATCTTCCCGGTATCGGATAGTGATTCTGGCCGTTACTTTTACGTTTGATGCCTGGGCTGTAATGAAATCCCTGACCGAAGAGGCAACCACGCTACCCCACACATCTGCAAGGTCATTCCAGGTGTATTCCATTGCACCAGTAGTAGGTGACTGGATAGCGGTTCTCCGCTGAATGGTGACGCGGTGGCGCAGTTTTGCAAATTCCACAATTACCTCGGCTTGCCATCAAGATAGGTTTGCGGTGGCAACTCATCGTCAATTTCATCAACGAGTGTTTTTGCAATCAGAGATATCAGTGTTTCATCAGCCTGAGCCAGACGGTTTATCGCTTCTGCCTGTTTCAGTTGAGACGTTGCCAGCGCTTTCAGTGCCGCCGTTAGTTCGTTTACCTGCTGCTCGTTCATAGGCAATCCTCGTCCACTTTTTAATCCACTCGCGCCGTCTGGCGCATCCTGCGCATGCCATACCTGCCCCTTAAATAATTGTCGGCTTACGGAGGTCGTAAATCAGCATTGATACAGAAAAAGGAAGTTCCCCCTGTTTCAACTTTTCTTCTTCTTCGCCGCCGCGGTTACGGTCAAGATAGCCAAGAAGAACCAGCAGGGCCGTCTGAACGCGAGTAAGCGGCTCACCATCAATAAGATTTCCTGAATTATCCACGACTAACGAGCGACTTCCCTGAATATAGGAAAGTATTGCTGCGCTGCCTCCCTGAATTTTTAAGGTAAGGTCTGAATCTCCGTAATCGTCGTCAATATGGAGATGCAACTTAGCCTCTTCGAGCGTAACCAGTTCAATCATGGCTTATCCCTCAGATCTCGCCCTTTCTTAACAGCAAGCGTCCATCCTTTCGATCCTGTCTCACCAGGCTTGTCGCATGTTTTCTCGTTGCAATGCCACATACAACCTCCCCATGTGACCGTATCGCCAGGTTGATATTCGGTACCAGATTTGAATACATCGCGATAGATAGTTACCGGGATGTCAAAGGACTTAACTTCAACAGTACCGCTTGCTCTTTCGAGAGAAATTGAGAAGGTTCGCTGGTTATCTTGTTTGATATCAACGCACGACACACCGTCAACAATACATTCCCAGCCCCGCATACCGTGCGTCTTTTCATGGGAGCGCCAAAGTCCGCCTTTGTGAGTCGCATAGGTACCGCGTGGATAGCTTTTTTTCTCGTCGATGAATGGTTCAAGCTCTATTGCAAGAGCGTCACGACCATCGGAACCAGGTTCAGGATCAGGAATCTTTGACAACAAATCCTGAGCGAGCTTTTCAACATCTACCGGTTCAGGAAGTAATGCCTTCACAACCTCTTCGACAAGGGGACGCAGATCATTAACCGTGACGCTTTTACCATCCTTGGGTACTGGAATTGATTCAAAAGCCTGCTTCACCGCGCTTTCGGTAGCATCGGCAATAATCTGGTTAAAGTTTGGTAGTTCTGGTGCCTTCGGTAATTCAATTTCACTTACAGCATCGGCAACCATTTTAGATACATCTGGTATTTCTACTGGTTGGAATTCTGGAATTGACTGTCGAACCTCTTCCAGTTGCTTCTCCATATTACTGGCTGTTTTCTCCAGCGCTTGCTGAAAGTCATCTGCCATTTTTTGAATGGCTAATCCAAACTCTTCGCCAAGCGCTTTAATCAGGGATAATTCACGTTCATTCATTTTGTTAATAATCCTCTGAGCATTGATTTCGCCGCGAAAAGTTCTGTTTCGCTTAATGCCTTTCCACCTTCATCAACAGGGGCAACTGATGTCTGCGTCTGTTGCGTCCCTTTCCCGAATGGGTCTTCTGATGCGTCGCGTTTGGCCAGTGCTGCCAGACTGTAGTTTTGCTGCTGCAGGAACAGAGAATCACCACCTTCAACAGGAGGAAGATTTTCGCTTTTACGGGCTTCATTTGGAGTAAGAATGGTGTTTTTGACGCCATCACCCAACGCTTTCATTCTGCGTTCACTGTCCATGCGTAATAGTGCGCCGATATCAAGCTCAACCCGATTTTTTGCACCAAGCTCGAAAGCTTCTTTCAGGAGTGACTCGATAGACTCAATTAGCACCTGCAAGCACTGTGAGTAATATTGCTGCTCAAGTGCTTCAACGTTATCAGAGCTGGGTATTTCTCCTACGCCAGCCTTATATGCAGGAACATGAAAGGCGGAACAGATAGCGAGATCAGAGAGTTTCTGTTGTTCAACAGTATCGGCATCAACAGCTGACATAGTCAGTGCCTGATAAGCTGCGCCACCGGAAAGAAGACCTGTTTTTCCTGCATTTTCACCGGTGTAACCTGCATCCCATGCTGCTTTAATTTCTTTAGCCTTTTCAGCATCAAGAGAGCCAGGCACAGTGATGATGCCGCTTGGCTTACCACCGTTTTTGAAGAAGTGTGCTGAACTCTCCTGGATATGTTTCCCCTGCATCGCAGCTATTCCGCATGCGTAGATGGGAGAAATACCAATCAGGGGATGAAATAGGCAGTTAAAGCGGTCGTGAATTATTTCTCGTGCCGGAACGGTCACTTGTGTCGGCAAACCACTAATCTGGTCAGGACTGATTTGGTAAAAGACAGACCCGTCATCAGCGACCAACGGGATGACCTTGTCCGGATCAAGAATGCGAAGTTCTGTAATTTTCCCGGCATTATTTTTTACCTTCATCACGTAGGTGTTACCGCGTGAAAGTTTAGAATTCATCCATGTTTCAAAAAACTGAATTGTGTTCTGAAACTGGTTAGGTTTGCTGATTAGTTTATCGAAATTGTCATCAGCAACTTCTTTCCAGATGCCGTTAGAATCTTTGGCCTGAATGGCTGGCGACATCTTTGAAATGTCACTGGCTATCAGCGTAATGCAAGAGAACACCGCATAATACGAAAGTACGGTCTCATTCCTGATTTCCATGTTTCTTTGCCATGCCCCCGCGAAAGGTTCTCTGACAAAGGAAAATATCGGAGTCCAGCCGCGAGATGATGGTTGCTGTAGTGCTTTCTCTTTCCGTCTAAAAGGATTCCACATCAGCCATTCTCCGCATTAACTTTTTTCTTTTTCGGTCCACCAGCTTTTTTGCCAGTTACATATTCAGCTTTATGCAGCAGAACCAGTACCTTTGCGCACTGGTCATTCACAATTTTCTCATCACCTGGCAATGAGTCATGTGTACGCTGTAGGTATCTGATCTTTGCCATATGAAATGGCGGGGTTTCCCCCGCCCTCCTTCTTAGCTGGTAGCGCCAGTGCTGTAATCAACGCCGGAGATAACAGCTACTGCGGCATCACGGCGGCGTTTCCAGTTAATCCAGCGCTCTGCACGGATGGCCACGCTGTTGGTCTGGAACATGGATACCAGTTCCACTGGCGTTGGGGTGGTGCTGTCATGGGTCGGAGCGCTCTGCATTTCCAGAGAAGCTTCGCGAGACATATCAACTGCCACACCGCCGTCATCAGCCAGGTACACATCCGGCGCGTTAACCAGTACCAACTGATTGCCAACGTACTGGGAGACAATTACTGGCAAACCCTGGAATGTACCGCCTAGCATAGTCATGTCCGGATACTCTTTCTGGCCCAGGGCATTTTTACGCATGGACAGCGTGAGAGCCGTAGTGCTGGACATCAACCAGACCGCGCCATTCGGCTGCAGGTTATTGGTAATGAATTGACCAAAAGCAGCCGCTGCATCGGTATCCGGATCGCCAGTAGACGGAATCGCAGTGATGCCGTTGGTAATGGATGCTGGGGAAACATCAGCCACTGCCGCTTTTGTCGGGTCGATGAAGTCGGTATCCAGTCGCGCGATCACCGCTTCGGCCAGGGCGTTACGCACCAGAGCATCAGCAGATGGATTTGAGAAACGGATCAGTTCTTCGGTCAGAACTGCAATAGACGCCACTTTGGAAAAACCGAAGGTGATGGTTGCAAAGTCAAACTTGGTCAGAGGCTTGGCTTTACCCTGACCAACCCAGTTAGCAGAACCACCGGAGGTCTGCGCCGGAATGCGAACATTGAACGGCACCTGACGCAGAGACGGGATATTACCCTGACCGAAGCGGCCGATAATGGTCTGAGGACGCAGGAACTCAACGAAGTCCTGTGCATAATCCTGATATTCAACCAACGCTCCAGCCCATGTTGGGTCAGTAGTGGTACCTGCACTAACCGCGGCCTTCAGAACGTGGTGAAGCTTGGTGTCATCTGGATATTGGTTTTTCGCAATCTGTAGCGCTTCAGAACGGCTACCATTACCAGCTGCGAGTGATTTGGCGAAACGGGCAAAGGCGATACCTTTTTCCAGCTTCGGCTCAACGCGAATGATTGATGGAGCGTTGTTCACCACTGTAACTTCACCAGATGCGGCTTTAGTTACTGGCTTGGCGGTTGATGCCATGCTGGTTTCCATATCACGCAGGCGTTTAAGGTGCTCGTCGACTGCTTTGATTTCAGTGGAAGTGTTATCGTAGCTTTCTGTTTCTTCCGCATCCAGCGTGCGGCCTTCATCGGCGGCTTTACTCATGATGTCGTTCAGTGAAGAGGCCAGCGCTGCACGCTTGTTTTCAAAACTTTTGATCTGTTCAGCGATATTCATCGTTGATTTTCCTTTTTGAGAAGATTTATTCGGTGCTGAAGCGCCAGCAGAATTTATGGTTTTCACTACCGGTTTCTCAGTGCCGAGCGCGGCGAGTAACTGGCGGTCAAACGATTTAACGGTTTGAATCGAACACTCGGCATTCGCCGGGATCGTTACTGCAGAGACTTCAAGAAGCTCCCATTCAAGAAAATGGATGCCACCAGAGTCGAGATATGCATATTTAATTGGCTTGAAGCCGATAGACAGGCCTTTCACAAGACCTGATTTGATTGATGCCCACGCTTCTTCAAGCCTGGCCACCAGCTGCGATGGCATGTCAGGTGTTGGCTTAACAAGTTGCGCCGTGATCTGAAGCCCTTCTTTCACTTTCTTTGCAGAACAGTTCCCAATAGGTTGGGTTCTGTCATGCTGCCAGAGGAAAGGGTTTTCACTACCGAACTTCGCACCGTCAGGGTCCATAATGTCGCCGTCACGGTCAGGTGATGGAGTGGAAGCAATCCCGGTGATTATCCGTTTGTCCTCATCCACCGCTTTCACCGTCATGATCGTACATGCGCGGTCAAGCTTCATTTACAGTCCTCCAGAAACGAAAAAACCCGCCGCTGCGGGTTATTAACTGACGTGTTATTTATATAAAAAATACCTGGTAATCTTTCTTCTTCGCTTCAGGATTAAGTGCCATTAGCGAAACGGCATTAAACAAGGCCATAAGGGGGTCAATTTTCCCCTTTCCACTAGCCTGTTTGGTGATAAGGATAGCGTTACCTTTAGGTTCTACCCTGGCATTGCCTACACACCAGGCCATTAATGGCTGTCCACCATGAATAAGCCCCCCCTCAGCAAGCTTGCGCTCTGTTGTCTTAATTGCACCACCAAGTCTCCAGCCCTGGCTGACACCGACAACTGAATCTTCAGGTATTTCAGCTTCTACAAGAGCATCAAGGATTTGACCGACACCAGAAGGGTCAATGCCAATTTTATCCAGCAGATCTGCGTCATTAATACGACTGACATATTCAGCAACTTCCTCAGTATCCTGTCCTACCCGCTTAACGATAGTCAGGTCACCTGCCTTAACAAAATCGTTGAACCGGGATTCCTCGCTTTTGCGACGGCGCACAGCTATTTCATGCGCCCAGGCATGACCCCATCCAATCCACTCACGGGTTTCTTTATCACGACCGATGATGTAAAGACCAAGAAGGTCATCAAGGCCACCACCATCTATCCCAACCGTAGCAACCTCAGCTCGCTGAAGGATATCGCTGAATGTTACCTGCCTGATTTGCGGTTCCCAGAAATCAACACCTGCCCATCGGTCACTGCGGAGGTTCAGACCAATTTCGATATTGAGGTGTTTCGCAAGGAACTGCTGTAATGTGCCGTCTGTTTTATTCTGGTTCTTCAGAAGCTGATCGGCAATCCATTCTTCACTTACCGAACGTCCAATATTTGGATTGGTGATGTAGAAATTTTTTGGTTCAAGGTAAGCCTTGCTTTCCACCATAGAGTCAGGGAATTCATACAGGACGCCAAGTGTTTTAAGGTCATTAATCTTCCCATCTCGCACAGCTCGCCAGTAATCAAGGCGTTCTTTGAATACACCAGCAGGCGGTTCGTCACTTTGCGTAGTCAGGAATATAACCCACCCTTCGTTGCGAGATACCTGACCGCCAAGTGCTTCCATAAACATGGCTTCGGCATTAGCTCGCTTGCCAAACAACCAAAGCTCATCAACCAGAATGCGCCCTGACTTTTTACCTGAAACAGTATCGGTGTCAGCTGCTACTACTTTGAGTGTATTTCGCGTTACTCGGTGTGTAATGGTGCGGATATGGTCCTGAATCTGGAACATATCAGACAGCTCATCATCGGCGCGTATCATCCCGGCAGCAGGTTTAAAACTGTTATCTGCAACCTCTTTTGTCGGCGCGAGAATCAGATGCTCTTCATCTTCACGCCAGCACAGGATTAGCGCGGTCAGCATAATCCCTGCAGCGATGGTCGATTTTGTGTTCTTTTTCGAGATAAGTAGTCCATATTCGCGGATTAACTGCTTACCAGTCTCTGCTTCATAGCCACCGAAAATGGCATTAACAAAGTCAAATACCCATTCCTCTGAGCACTCACCAAATGTTGGCTTCCCTGGTAAATCAGAGACTCGTAACTCTTTGAAGATGCCAAGTGCCTGTTCTGCCTGATCTGGGAAAATTGGTGGCGGGATGATTGATTGCTTTGCAACCAGAAGAGATTCCCATTCGGGGCAAGCCGTGGTCCATTGAGCCATTGATTACCCCTTGTTATTAACAACAAGCTTCGGCGGTGCCATTGCTCCAAACTTGCTACCCGTGGCTGCGACCCTCGCGGCGGCATGTCTTGCATCCTTTTTACCGCCTTCTCCTTTTTTGGGGTGAAGGTATGGCAGCATCGCTTTTGCGGCGTCTTTTCTGACATCCGTCTCTTCGTTTACGTCGTTCATCACTGCTTTCAGGAACTCAAGCGGATCATCAAATTCCTTCACCGTTCTGTTAACAACTTTTGGCAGATCATCTGGTTCAGAAACAGCCTGCTCGGCAATGACTTCGGCCCCACGTTTTTTACTGATAAACGCGATGATGTCCGGGTCTTTTGCCAGCCGGGAACCCTGTGACCTCGCGGTTTTCTCGGAGTAACCGGCCTTTCGGGCTGCTTCAGCCTGGGATGAACCGGACATCAGCGCTTGTGCGAATTTGCGCTTTTGTCCTGTTAACACGTCAACATCCTCCAAAGGGGAAAATTTTCTGTGCGTGAGAGGGGGCGCGGTGTCCAGCGCGATCGGCGTTGACACCCACTGATACCCCCCCCGGTGTTTGGTCAGAGAATTACGATGCCAGATTGTGATTTATCTTTCGGCACAGAGTGCTTCAGAGCCTCACTGTCAGGCTGGTTCATTGATGCTTCGCGCGATGACTTACCTGAGTGGCAATCAATGCAAAGTGTCCAGAGGTTGCTCTCATCGTTGTCACCACCGAACTGTAGTGCTATGCGGTGATCAAGTTCACTGTCATGCAGGTCAACCACTCGCTGACACATGCAACAGTGGCCACCGTCGCGCACATATATACGACGCTTGAGGCTCACCCTAGCGCTACCGCTTACGCGGCGATGCTCACCGTAGACAGGCTTTATTCGTCGGGTGTCGATAGCTTTCAGGCGCGGTTGTAGTGTCTTTAACTTAGACATGTAACCTCCATGCTCTGCGGCGTTCTGTTCTTGGCTGATTGTCTCTGGCTGGTTCTACTGGCTGTCCATCAGCGTGGTCAACTAGTGAGTAGCATGGATAAACAACAGGACCACCGTAAGCATCACCGACTGCATAGTCTGCTGCTTTGTTGTGGTTCCATTTATCCAGAACTCTCTTGATATGTTGCTGAGGTACGCTGTAACAGACGCCATGAATAAGACGCGGCAATGTAATGAAGTCAGCTCTGGCCTTATCAGCTGCTATTAGCTTTGATGCTATCTCCAGTTGATACTGTGGTGGACGGCCAGTGCCGAGATAAAATGAACACAGTGCATCTGGATATCGAGAAAGCCACACAGCAATCTTGTCATGGAACCCAGCAACTGGCATAGCATCATCTTCAATTACGACAACGCGGCATGATTGGTTGTCGGCCCATTCCAGCGCACGGCGATGATTCCAGTTGGCCCCATGCTCACCTTCATCCAGAAGAAGATGGGCTCCCAAATCGTTTGCCAGAAGAACTGCAGAGGCAAAGCGGTCATGGTGTCCGACCACTACGAACTTCACTTGTGTTTCCACCACGCTAACTCCTTACCGAAACCGTCCGTTTTAAAGATGGTATGCACCAGAGGTCCGGTAACGATTCGATCACCGAATGATTTTGCAGCCATTCCGAAAGCACCCATATCAACCAGCGTGGCAGGTGCAGTTTCCATCTTCCAGAAGCGGTGACTTTCTATCAGGTAATACTGACGGATGATGCGGTGAGCGAACTCCATCACATCAGTTCTACTTCCACCTAACAGACCAGCATTCAGCAGTGGTTCATCACGATGCTGCTCGATGAAGTCGCTATATGCTTTGCCGTGGTGATTAGCCTTCATCCATCCGTCGGAATACGTCTTGTGCTCAGAACCAACATATATTTTACCCGGCTGCATTTCTGCCCATGGCTCTCTAAGCATCTCGACATCAGTACCATCAGTGCACCAGACCAGATCAAATTCAGGATGTGAGCGCAGGTATTGGTAGATGTGAAGCCAGCGAGCAAAGTAAGGGCTCATGCTCAACTCGGGAACTTCGTACAACTCTACGCCATAAGGTAATACTTTCAGTTCATCCGCCAGTACAACCGGCACCGCACCAGATACTGAATCAGCCCACGACTGTAGAATACCCGCATCATGTTTCATTCTACCTGTGCGCTGTGGATCTGGCTGACTTGTTAGTAATGTGGTCAGAACAAGATTTGGGTTACTTCGGTAAGAAGTGAAAGCTGTATATCCGCTATCACGCCGCGCGTTGAAAATACCAACGTTACGCTTCACTAAAGCTTCGCGATCTGGCCGAGGGATTGAGCGTGAGCCCTCTTCGTGCTCATCCATTGAGTGAATCAAATTTTCAGAGCCAACCACGTCAGCGAAGGCCCATGTCGATAACCCTGCGTTGTGAATACGAAGCGCCAGATCGGGATGCTCGTACATACCACGACCGTATACCGGATCAAAGCCGCCAACCTTATCAATTGCGCTGCGGTGGTAGTACAGCATTACACCGCGCTGCCCGGTGTAAGCGATATGCTTATCATCCCTGTACAGGACAGTCATATCGTTAATCTTTCGTGGGCCAGCGAGGTCAAGAAACTGATAAGCCAAATGGGGCTCTGGTGACTCGATGTAGGGTAGATGCCAATTATCAGCTATTGGCCATGCATCATCATCCCACAGGAAAAGATGCTCACACCCTGCGTCCACCAGCGCTGTCAGGCTGGCGTTCTTGGAAGCGACAATGCCGCGTGATTGCTCATGGCGTGCCAACTTAACCCCATCAGGAACTATTGCAGCAGGACTTGATCCATCGTCTATCACAACCACCAGCGCACCAGATGGAAGATGCTTCATGTGCTGCTCAATGGCTCGCTTAAGCACTTCCGGTCGATTATGAGTGGTAATCGCTATTCCGATTTTTACGCTTGCTGAAATTACGGGGACATATCTAACACCATCAATTTCAACATTCATCATGGTGCCTCAACCTCTTACATAGAGCATGACTTTCCAAGAATTGGCTTCAACCACTTCTTTAATTTTCTTTTTGAGAAGTTCTGGATCGCCACTCAAATTAATAGCAACTTCAGGAGAAGGGGATAGTGTCATCTTTCCAGTAATCTGAGTTGTTACTGACAAAGTGGGAAGATCTTCTCCTACCGAGTGCTTAAAACTTACAGAAGTTAAACCTTCAACAAGAATGCCATCCACAATGAGGTGTACGTATTTCCCATCCTCATATTTAATTTCAAGACTTTTCATGTGCGCTTCCTTTTAGACGTGAGCCTGTCGCACGGCAATGCCGCCCGAGAGGTAAACGCAACCTAACGGCATCACCCAGGCTCACTACTGAAAGACTCTCTTCATGGTGCGCGTGCGAAGCGCATAAAAAAGCCCCGCATATGCGAGGCTTGTTAATTAGATAGGATTGAATGCTATGCAATGTATTTTCAGATTTTCTCTTCTTGATTCAAAGTCACTCATTAAACTCTCAAAAACCTCAGCAGCACTAACTCCCTCCTCAGAGGTGAAAGTATCAGAACCGGAATATTCGAGTAACTTTTCACCCGTTACTGAGTCATAAGCGACCCATGAAAAAAACCAGTATTTTTTAATGTTCATTGCCCCTCCGCTTTATGGAGTAGCATATATAGCATTATCACAGGCACTCAGTGAATGCCTGCTGTAATGCCTACTTAACCGTTTCGATGGTTGATCCGTGTGAGTTCATCACATAAACCTGATCGCCTGGGTAGATGAATTGATAGCGCAGACCGTCAAAGGCTTTTCTCTTCGCATGCTCAGGACTTTCGAAATCCTCAATAAGAATAGCAATGGCATGACGATCAAGAACCCCCTCGCGCTCGCTGACGATCAACTCTTCTTCCTGCAGCGCATTTTTGCACTCTTGGTCGGCATAAACGTCTGGAAGCCAGATGGCAAAGTCTGGGTTGGAGTGGTCATTGGTCAATTCAAGTATTTCTTCAAATCGTTCTGAGTCAGGGCGGGCAACTGTGAACGTAGGCAACTCGCAGATATGTGTCACACCGTTGATGATGGTCTTAACTGTAAACATTGTCTTTCCTTCTTCTTCTGCTAATAAAAATCCCCGCTATTGCGAGGCCATGGTGATTTTATTGGGACAGTTACGCTGAACGGACCTGTTATGAGTCAACACATCTTTCTTAGTCTGGCGGTCCATAACCTCAATGTCGTGTTCAGTGAGGTAGATGATATTCACCCAGTCACAGGCCGTGTCCGTTACTTCAGGTTTTGCGGGTAAATTTTTCGCGCAACTCACGGTCAACATCGTCATCAGGAAGATGATTAACAGTCTGCTGTACATCCCTGGCTCCTTTTGTTGTCTGTATCCGGCGTTCTGCGACCGCTTGAGTAGCTGCTGCACGTTCTTCAGTGCGTTGCTGGTCTGCTTTTGTTTCTGCGATATTGGTTCCGCGTGATTTACCCAGACCAAAAGCACCTGCAATTGCAGCCAGCACAGCAACAGCCAGGCCGATAATCATTTCAAGTCCCATTGCGACCTCATACCAGTGCGGTTTTTGCTTTGGCATAACGTTCACGGCGGTCGTTAATGCCGTTCTGTCCACCATTGATGATCTGAGTGATGCGAACCAGATCGCCGGAGTAGCTCAGGCATCCGCTGGTGGCGTAGAACCATGCAGCTGACCGAGCTGCATTGATATCCTTTTCCAGCAACTCAGGATTACTGGCTAAATCCAGTTTTAATCCCGTTCCGCAGCGGCGGTAATTATCAAGACCGGTAATCTGAATCAGCCCACGGCCACGATATTTCCACCCATCGCCTGATGCTTTGTTACCGAGGCGATTGCTGTACACCAGATTTGCAATGGCTGGCTGATTGGCTACCTGCCCTTTTTCTTTGTCACGCCCAAGCATATATGCCTGATAGTTCGTAATGCGGCGTCCAAAGGTGGTCAGCATAGCGGCTGGGGTATAGTTGAAGCTCTCCACCAGCGCAGAGAATCCCGCTGATTCATGTCCTGCCTGAGCAATAAACATTGCCTGGTCTTCAGGCTTAACAATGCTGAACTCTTTCATTGCCGCGTCAATGTGCGGAAACCAGCGCGTAGCTAACCCGGCGCTTACACCAGCCGCCTGTTGAAATTGTGATTGGTTCATTAATGCCTCAGCGTATCAACGAGACGCGCCACGTTCCCACGAGCCCATAAGACGGCAGCGCAAATAAGAAGGTTTACGATGACCACCATCCAGTGTGACTCCTGGTAGAGGCCGAACAGATATCGGAATGGAACGCTGGCATAAACCAGTACAACGAAGTACGCCAGCAATGATATAGCGGGGCGATGTCTTGCCCCTTCACGCTGGTAGAACATCAGGACAAGGACGATGACCGCACAAATACCTGCATTCACCATCGCTGACGGATCACTTGTTACCATTGCTGGCCCCTCCTCCACGGAATCGCGAAAGAATACTGAACAGGCTTCCCAAATCCTGACTGTTGAAAAATGTGAGCACTTTTATTGTCATCGCCGCCACTACAACAGCACCAAGTGCGTCTAATGGCCTGTCACTGTACCCGGTAGCCTGTGACAACTTTGAACCAACCAGGCCAGCAGCAAGAACGCCAACAATGAATGACGTCATGAAGTAAGCAATCAATCGTACTCGTGTGATATTTGCCGCTGTCGCTACATAAAATACTGCACCAGCGAATGCGCCAAATACCACGCCATAATCAATACCGGTTGCAAGACCAAATACGCTGGCTCCCATCAGGCCACCAGCCGCGACCGTAGTGCCAGAAACAGGATCGGACATTAAGCCCCCTCTTATTGCTGTGAGTCCTCTCAGAACGAGGGGAAACAAAAAAGGCCGCATTAAGGCGGCCTTGGTAAGGTATAGTTTTTTTTAAGATAAACTTTGATTGATATACTCATGACACCCAAAAATAAAGGCGTTTTGTGCATCAATAAATGACTTTTTTTCTTCCGGAGTAAAATACCCTTTTGTAAAACATACTTTTAGCGCTTTTTGAAGATCTGCCGTCAGGGTTATCAACTTACAACCTTCCTCATCAGGCCTTATTAATAGAAGTAATTTATTTTTACTTATTTCAGCGGCCTTTATTGGAACTTGAATCTCCTCAGGGAAAACACCCTTAGCCAATATATCCATATTCTTATTTCCGACCAGATGCCATTGCTCAAATGTGCTGGCCAACATAATTACGTCTGTCACGTGCTCAGCACCAGCAAAACGTATTTGTTGCGCCAATTCTTTATTAGTATTCAAGTGAGCCTGTAATGTGGCTAAGGCAAAATTTTCTTTGATTGCCCTGTATGCAACCCAACCAGTTATTCCTGCGGCAATAACGCCTGCAAGAGCAGTAATGAGTGTTTCAAAAGGAAAGGAAGAACTGATTTCAATTGGCGGTAATTTTTCTATTACCAAGGTCAACTCGCCAGTAGTTTTATCGAAAGCGTACGGTACGTTTTGCCAAGTCATGAAGCCTCCTGAGTTTCAGAGGAATCATAACAAAAAAACCCGCTCAATGGCGGGCTCTTAATGTTGTGTTGCTCAGTTCGCTTTAACGTCCCGAGCCTACCACAATTTAAGCACTTTCTTGCTCACTCTGCAACTTAAATCTGTCGCTATTTGTGCCGAATGCGTCACAAACTGGAGCGTACAGGATCGATTCTGCGAGACTTAGCCAAGTGTCAATGCGTCGACGACAGGTGATCAGCGGCCAGTCAGGATGTTTAGCCTGCAGTTCATTGGCCATCTGCAGCTTGCTCTTGCGTAGGCGATGGCGGTCGACAATCACGCTATAGAGCGATCGGTAGTCATCATTCATCAGTACAGAAGCAATGACACCGTCCACTAACAACCCTTCTTCGTCTGAACAGAACGCCAGGCCGCTTTTATTTTTGCTGTTGAGGATTTCACGAAGGTACGCTTCAAGTTCAGGTTTGGTGATACCTGATTTCTTCATACGGCGAAGCGCATCATTGATAGCTGTCTTGGTGATTTTCCCAGATGCCAGAAGCTGGTTAAACATGTTCCCACCACTACCGCCGCCGATATAAGACCAGCGGCCCCACATGCGCAACTTACCCTGTATCCAGATGCTTTCCAGAGTACGAAGACGAACCATTTCACCCGATTTACCAACTTCAGAAGGATTAATCATTTAGCGTTCTCCACTTACGCCAGTACGCCGATTGCAAGCGCACGATCTAAAACCCGAAACACCAGGACCAGCTGATCACCGTATTTCGATTCAAATGCCACAGGATCAGCATGCAACTCGTCGTGATGCTCTCTGCACAGAGGAATCACAAACAGGTCGTGTGCCTTTGTACCCATTCCACCTTGCCCGTGGCCAATCAGGTGGTGGGGGTCGTCAGCTTGCTTGTTACAGCAGACGCACGGCTGGGCCTTAACCCATCTCGTGTATTTCTCATTCACCCAGCGACGACGCTTAGGTTTAAGCATGAAGGATTCCGGCGTCTCCGGGTCTACCTTCATCGCCACTATCTTTTTCGCTTTCTCCTGTACCTGTTGTTGCGCGGGTATTGTCGGAACAATATCGCTTTCACGTGTTACCGACTTGTGTGACTCTTTCTTCAGACGAAGGACTTTATGCGCTACGGCTTCAGGTATCTCATCAACCAGGTCGTTCCTTACCATCCACCAGCAAAACTCCGGCAGCGTAAGAATGTGGTCCTCACTGAAACCTAATTGGCCGTTTACAACCTTCAGTAGCCAGGATACCAGGTTTTCACGTGCTATACCCGCCAGACCTTCAGTGAACTGATCACGAATTTTTAAGTCACAGCCCCAGCATGTGCGGATTGAGCCAGGCGCATGCCGGGTGATGGTGTAGTTGCGATCGTGCCACTCGCTGTGTGGATACTGACATTCCAGTTTTCTTTCGAGCCAGGCATCCAGTGAATTCAGACCACCAGCACGATGTATGACCTTCTGATTTTCGAAGACATCACGCATCAACGGATCGCTCTGAAGCTCCTGAGCAGTCTCCGGCAGCAGACCAGAGGGTAACTCAGCCATTGACTCTGCCTGTGGCTCGATAAGAACACGCCCACGTCTGAACAGATGCATCAGTTCACTGCCTGGGCGAAATATCACTACCCCCGTCATCGGTGCAACTTCAGGTGTAAGTAGAGCTCTCACTGTTACCTCAGGCTACGATGTCGATAATTTTTAGTAGTTCGCAAAACTTAGATTCGAAGAAATGTGGCTGTGTTTCTCTTGGGTTAGCTGGACTGGTGATGTTCTTCCCGTACATGCAACCTTTCGCAGTTAGCGACCAGAACTTTTTAACGCCGTTGACACCGGTGCGACTGTAGCGCTCTTTTTGCTCAACAATGCCAAGCCTGGACATCATGTGATAAACCTGATTCGCTGTGATGCGGATATTTTTTGCTTTGAGGAGAGCACTTAGTGATTGTGTCGGACGACTGGAACCGTCCAGGGCTCCTACAGGAGCATCAATAGCATAATGCGGCATTAGATCAGGTAAACCTGCTACCTGCTGGAGCTTTTGATAAGCGCCAAGTTTGGATGAGTTCGAAAGATTGAGCAGTTTTGCAGCAGATTCAAGCAAGATTACTCCAGCCTGAACACGATCGGATGCACCTGCAGATTTTCCTGATGTTTGAATGGCATCAAACGTCCTGATCACTTTCAGATTGAATGCTGCGCTAATCCACATTGCGTATGAGTAAACTAATTCACGGCAAACATATGTACCCTGCAATTTTCCGCCTCTAATAACACTTACTGGCTCAGGTACATCCGAGTTGCAAATTTGCAACTCGGTTATTAATTGCTCCGTTTGTTCATTTCGAAGCCAGAAAGCTGGCTTATGTTTATCAAGTCCACCTGCTGCTCGGTGAAGATCATTGAGGCTATAACGACCAACAACGTCACGACTTACGGATACACCATCAATTACCATCAACTGATTCATAACCTTCTCCACTTATTGAAATGCGAAGCGGACTGCACCCCACTACGCCGGTTTTCGTATTTTACAGACTTCGAAATGTGCTTGCATTGTCACCTGTATGTTTGAACAGTTATTTATGGTGATTAATATTGATTTCTACTCTTCCGGGTTTTGCTACCGGTCCCCACTCGATAGCCATCCGTTTAACCTGACTATCGTCTTCCCAGACTCTGGCATTCGTAAGTGCATCGAAAAGTGCTTTGTTGTAGTTGTCCAGATCCCGCCGTCTGTTATCTGGCGGGAAAAGAACTATGTTTACCTCAACGTTGACGTTAACTGGTTTCGGTATACCGCCGTACTGCTGCACAACAGAGGCATAAACGTTCTTCTTGAACTTTCTCCCCATCTCACTGATCAGATGCTTACCCTTTAACGCTCCGCGGTCAGGGGACCGGTAATAGGTGTTAACTGTTGGCGGGAATGGCAACGTTAATTTCATTGCTGAACACCTCTAGCTTCCAGCCATGACAAGGCGCGTTCTTTTGAATCACTATCACCGTTAATGAGTGACTTGATGATCGATATCGCGTCTGCCTCATCGTTTGCTGAAATAACGGTAATCCCCCTGGAAACTCCAGGCGCTACTGAGATATATCCCTTCTTCGCTATGGCCTTCACATGCTCTGCTGCTGCGTTCGGTGATGAGCAACCAATCAGCCCAGCCAGTTCACATATCGTTGGAGGGAATCCAAACCGGCGCTGATAGTTCACGATCGAACTAAGTACTTCACTTTGTCTCACGGTAAGTTTATTCACTTCAGCGCTCCTTAATCCGCTTGTTCAGAATCCCGACTTCGAGATACAAATGAGATGGCGTAAAGCCAAGCTGCTTAACCATCCCCATAGCTCCGTTAAAAATTGGCCTGGCTATTTCGTCACAATTCATACCAGGATTAGCCTTGCGTTTAGCGGTAATTTCCTCGTTGCATCTTCTGGCGATGTTACGAAGCGCGTTACGTGCTTCAACGTCCTGCATAAGCCACCTCCAGCAGCGGATCAGGTTTACCAACGTAACAAGGAGACATGATTACATCAGGGTGTTCTGCCTGATTTCCCCAGTGATGCCAGCCGGGGGCTGCGCAGCGGCTGAACAACTCAATGCGTGACACATCGCCGTATAATTTCTCCAAGCGGTAACGCGCTTCTGCTGGCTTCTGGCTGTGTTCACCGAGTGGGCTGTAGATAACCTGTTTTACGCTCGCGTCCTGACGCTCAAGACCTTTCCCTCTGGTGGCAATTAGCAGATCCTCGGTATTAGCGCGGGTATGGTTACCACCGTTCATTCGGGTCTGAGTGTTCAACAGGTCGAGGAAGTCGTAAAAGTCCTCTACTCCACCAGCCTGAAGCGCTTTGTTGATGTGTTGCTCAGCCAGTGAGTTAAACTTCACCCAGGTGAATCCCTTCATGGTCCGAACCTTAAAACCCCATGCCTCAGCCAGTTCGATCGCTTCACGGGTATGTGTACCGGTGAACCACATGGCCAGAACGGAATCTTCCGCAGCCAGCTCCCAGACAGGCAGGCGTTTTATGTCGATGAGTTTCATCGTGCCGTAATGGTTTTCCGCTGCGCCATTGCTGATGGTGTTCCCGTATTCCCACGGTGGATCGGCGTAAATCAGTGAATAGTTCATTAACGGCCTCCCGAAAATCGACCAGCCAGATAGCATCCGTCTTCGGTAACAACTGCTGGTTTAGCCAGGCCAAGGCAGCGCTGACGTTCTGCCAGTATTGCCGCTCTCTCTGATTCAATGGCTGATGCGCTGAACGCCTCCATGTAAATCGTCGCGGCACGGTGAAAAAGACCTTTCGACTCCAGGCCTTTCGCCGTTTCCATCAGGGCGCTGACTTCAGGAGTTGGTTCAAACACCTCGAAGTGGCAATCTGCTGGCGGTTCCGCGTAGTAACGGAATTGACGGCCATCACGTTTACGTATTGCCAGTTCTGAACCATAAAGTCGGCAAACAGTGAGTTGAAGTTGGTCCTGGCTGTATTGGGTCAGACCTTCGATGATGTCCCTGGTCGTGGAGCCGGGGTTCATGGCAATAAACATCTGTACCGTTTTCAGAATGCTCATCGTTACCCCCTGAATCCTTCAGGAATGCGTGTATCGCACTCGTATTTGGATTTAAACATTGGGTCCTCTCGAACCTCATGTTTGCTCGCTGACGCTGATAACTTCAGAGACAACTCATCCCATTTTTCACGCAGCTTCGAAGGACTGAGAATGTTTTTGCACCAGAAGGGATCACGATTTACACGCCCGTACAGCTCGCATATCTGGCGGTGATTTCGATTATCCTGAGTGCACATCAGACGAACCTCGTTAGCCCAGGAAACCCAGTTAGGTTCTTTAGGGCGAACCAGTTCACCGTCAGACTCAGCGGCTTGTTCGTAAAGTCGAATAATCTTTCCCCAGATCCATTCTGCGCAGGTTAAATCTTCCTGAGTTCCCCATTGACGTTTTGCCGCACTGAAAACCACCGCTGTTGGATGGCGAGACAGAAAATCATTTGGATTAACCAAAGCGTCCGGTTGCGAAGCTTCCGGACAAGAAGGGGTTTTATTCTCTGTAGTACTCTCTGTTGTATTCTCTGTAGGATCATCAGTGCATTTTGACCTGATGACATCGGTTCGTTTTGACCTGATGGAGCGTGTCACTTTGACTTCTTCCATCGTGTCATTTTGACCTGATGGAACAGCGCATTTTGACCTCTTCGATTCGGTCACTTTCGCACCGTTGGTAACAACTTCATCTAAAAGCTCGCTTTCATAGTTGATTGTGTAGAAGTTGGTCATGTCGCGTTGAGACTTGTTCAGTTGCTCAATTTTGAGCACACCGAGTGTCTTCAGGCGGGTGAAGGTACGCTTCAGAGTTGACTCAGACCAGAACGGGAACTGCTCCAGCCACTGTTCTGTCGTGTTGTAAATCCAGCGGACACCATCACTCTCCATGCCTGAGTTTGTTTCTTTCAGCCAGTAATTAATCTGCTGCAAAGCAATCGCCTCATTCAGGCCAATGCTGTACGCAAGGTCAGGATTTATTACTATTGGCCGTGATGTCATTAACAGACTCATTAGGACCCTCTATTTCCCTGAATTTACGCTGAAACTGTTCGAGAGGACTGAAGCACTCATGTTCGTATCCGTCGCGCAGGTATATAACCCGTTGAGTTTCTGGCTCCCACCGGATAATCCTGACTGGGACGCCGTAGCTGTCTTTAAACCGTCTGTTGAGTGCTCGCATATGCGTTTCGCCCTCCGCTGAAATACCCCCACAATTGCGATAGCTCTACTGTGGTTACAAGGAATCCACCGACCTGATACCATGCGCTCATACCGAAACAACGAGGTTCCATGCACTGGAATTCCACGGAGTTGCGGAAGACGGTTATTTACCGTTAAACTGTTCATGCGTTAGTTTCTCCACTGATACGACACGCCACGGAGCCCGGAGCTGCACACTCGCGGGCTTCATTCTTTTCTGGAAGGCAATAAACTCGTGAAATCAGGTTCAGGAACGTCATAAGGGTTACCCGGAACTGGTAGGCTATTTCGTTCAGGCTATCCCATTCCCCTTTATCAACCACGCCATCATCAATGTATCGGCGGTATGCGTTGACTAAATCGCCGAGCCTGCCCACCAGCTCAGCCAGCTTTAAGCCAATCTCTTCGTTCTCTGTTTCTGGTGCTGCGCCTGGAATGTGGATCCCGTTATCTGTTTGACGAGAAAACGCATCAGCTATGTGACTAACACCAGCGGCTTTTTGTAGTACCATCGCCCACCCCATAGGGAAGATCTGATCCCCATCCACACGGAGGCGGTTAAACAGAGCATTCTCTGTTACCCCCAACCATTCGGCGGCTTCGGCGTAGCCACCAGGAAGGTCGGTAATGGTTTTTTTTATTGCGGTCACCAGCCATGCTGGTTGACGTTCGACTTTCCAACTAGGTTCATTACCCACGGCTAACCCCTTGTCTCTGTGGTTACTATTAATCAGCAGAATCTGTAGATTTCTGTGGACGGCTGATCTTTTTGATTAAATCAGCAGAGAACTTTCCTTGAGACGCACCAGCAATTTGCTCTGCATAGTTCGTCTCTCCGGTAAAATCAGTACGTGGAAGAGAGCCTTTTTCCATCCACTTATAGATCGCCCGCTGACTACACCCGCATGCAATTGACGTAGCGAGTACACCTACGGCTTTGATTGCTTGGGATAAAGATGGGAGTTTTTCCTCTTGCATACCAACCTCACTTTATGAACTTAAAGTACATATTATGACGGAACTGATAGTTCACGCAAGTACACCTATTATTGAACTCATGGTTCAGGAAGAAAAAGCGCGACAAGACTTCTCCAATAGGCTAGCGCTGGCCTGTGATAAAGCTGGTTTACAAAGTCATGGGCGGCAGGCCGAAATAGCTAAAAAAATGAAGCTAACGCCTAAAGCTGTAAGTAAATGGTTTAATGGAGAAGCAATACCACGTCGTGGAAGGCTGCAAGATTTAGCGGCTCTCATTGGCACGTCTGCTGCTTACTTACTTGGTGATGAACCTGAGGATGGCGTTAGCAAAGGACATATGAGAATGACACCGGATGTTTATCGCGTGGAAGTTCTGGATCTAACAGTTAGTGCTGGGCCAGGTACATACATGCTCTCAGATTACGTTGAAGTGCTTTATGCGATTGAGTTTACAACTGAGCACGCTCAGTCATTGTTCGGAAATCGTCCTAACGATGATGTAAAAGTCATGACAGTTAACGGCGACAGTATGGCTCCAACGCTCGTTTCAGGTGATCGACTATTCGTAGATATCTCAGTTCGTCACTTCCAGACTGACGGCGTTTACTCGTTTGTATATGGTAAGACTTTTCATGTTAAGCGCCTGCAGATGCAGGGGAATAAGCTTGCTGTGTTGTCGGACAATCCAGCCTATGAGAAATGGTACATTGATGAGAAATGCCAAGACCAGCTGTACGTAATGGGTAAGGCCTTGATTCACGAATCAATTAAATATAACCGACTATAAACGGAATGTTTTGGTTATGAAGCATGAAAAAGTTCTTTTCGTCTATTCAACTCTCATCCGAGAAGGTATGGTTGCCAGCGGTTACTATCAACCAGATGCAGTTCTCTTTGATGTTGACCATAAAAAAAACTACTCCTTAGCAGTAACGGTTGGTTTTGTGTACGAATCAGACGTTATCTATTGGAACGAAATTGATGTTATCTTTGATAATAAATCAGTAATAGACAAAAAACATGACGGTGAAAGTACATTCAACGTATTAGCCTCCAGCAAACCAAACACAAATGATATTGTGAATGTTGCATCTTTTTATCTGAAGGGGGTTAACCTCCCTGAACCAGGAATATACACAGCAATTGTTTCCCTTTATGACAGTGATGAGCATGGGGAAAAGCGGAATTTAATAGATAAAAAAGAGTGTAGTTTTGTCGTGGCGGGGAGTAATAATTAATGGGTGAGGTTTTCCAGTTACCGCTGTCATCCCCACAGGTTGAAAATCGATCACATGAGCCTCATACTAGTGACTATGGTGGTGGCAATGGCGGAGGTGATGATATGTTACAGCGCATAAAAACTCTTGAAGATAAAGTTGCTACCATGGCAACTGACATTGCTGTGATCAAATCTAACTATGCAACATCTGCCAACGTAGAATCTGTTAAAACTGACATAGCCAATGCAAAAGCAGATCTCCATAGCGCAATGCGCCTTCAAGCATTAGCTATTATCGGCTCAGTTCTTGCGGCCGTTGGTACTGGTGTTGGGTTAATTATAAAAATGATGCCAGCTTTACCGCACTAAAGATCCTACATACAAACCCGGCCACCGCGCTGGGTTTTTTATTGCCCCTTTCTCACCATCGCAGCCGCATCCCGCAATACACCTTTGTGAATGACGTTTCCCACAGCCCTGCGCTTAGCCTCTAAGCTATCAACAATCGCATCGCGGCTTATTACTATCCCATTAGCTATCAGACTGACTACTGCGCCACCAATTTCACCCGCAATGAATGCTGCGCGGTCTTCCTCCAGTTCGTCACGATCCATAACCTACCCTCACTGATGTTTTTTTAATCATACCACTACTCAACTAAAAAATATATTTACCTAACTATCAGTCACCTACAATCATAAAAACAATAAGTGAACCAATTGTACTTTACTAATGTGAACCATTGGTACATATTAAGTACACCACCAAGCAAACATCCAGTCACGCTAAGCATCTCGCAGGGTTCTTACCGGGACTGGAAGAGTTACCACTTGGAGACGGTCCTTATAAATGTCCTGGACAGTGGCGGTGCCCGCACCGATAACAGCGGCGGCAACTATGCAAACATGACAGGCCGTAAAAACTTGTTAGGCCGATGAGTTCAGCTGGCAATAAAGAACTGACAGCCTGGAAAGACAGGCACACAACATGAAAGCGCACTCCTTCACTTACCAGTTATGGGTGACAGGTGTGAAACAGGCGGAGTGCGCTTCCAGTTGTGGCATTAGCTCAGCTGGATAGAGCAACGGCCTTCTAAGCCGTGGGTCGCAGGTTCGAACCCTGCATGCTGCACCAGAATCACGTAGCCAGCGTGGTACCAGAAAGTAAGAAAGCTGTGTGGAGTCTTGGCGGTACCAGTACCAACCTTTGAAGTCCCTGGTACCGCCCTTTTTACTCAACTGAAAGCGCGTTCTGTCCCTTGTCATTAAGTGCCAGTTCGTTAAATCCAAAACCAGCGGAACGCGCTTTCAATTGAGTGGAGAAACTAACCAGCGATTGCAGTCGCCCGTTTCACTAAGTGCCTCTTGATGGGGCATTTACTGAAACGAAATCCAAAACTTTTATTCGCCTTTTGGCGAGGGATTCGTGCAACCAAAATTCAGCGCCGTGCAGGGCGCATATAACACGGAGAAACTAACCATGACGACCACACAGAACGTCACTGAGTTACAACCACGTATGACCAGAGAACAACTGATCGATGCAGCCCGTAAAGCTGCCCCTCTCCTGCCACCTGCTTCCCAGTGGCTGATGAATGAACTGGCGAACCGCTACGATGTTCAGGGTGTCGCACTGTGCGAGTCAATGGAGCAGCGTAAGTCGCTGGCCATAGAGAATACCGTTTTACGCGACGACGTTAATTGTTGGGCCAAAGAGTGCGACCGCATCGTTGAGCGTCATACCAAATCGCCGACCAACATGCACATGCTGGAGGCGCAGAGAGAATTACGCGAGTTAACTCCAGTTACCGATCAGGTTATTCGCGATATCCAGGCCACTGGCGTAGAAAAGTACGCAAACGTCACTATTGCTATAGGCAAAGAAGAGCAAGAAGAAAGCATTGTTTACGCTGGTAATCAGGCTCTGTTATTCGCTAACCAACTCCGTGAAGGTACTGCGTAATGGCCGCCAACTCATTCAAACAGATGTCCCGTGACGGGACCATCAAGCGCACCGATACAGGGATGTTTATCGGCCTTGAACATATCCACGTGCGTGAAGGATTCAACAAGCGTGAAGACGACGAACGCACCCGCCAGGCAGATGACGACCTGTTTAACTATCTGATGAACGGTGGCACTGTTCCTCCACTGGAGGTTATCGCACGTGATGAAGGTGGGGTGTGGGTTGTTGAAGGTCATCGTCGTCGCCGTTGCTATGCGCGTTGCGCTGAAGCTGGTAATCCAGTAGACCGCATTCATATCATGCCGTTTAACGGTAACGATGTGCAGCGTCTGGCTCGCATCATGACCAGCAATAACCAACTCCCCCTTTCCGATATTGAACAGGCTGCTGTTATTCAGGAGCTTCATAACGCTTTCAACCAGACCACCAGCGAGATTGCAAAGCTGGTCAATAAGTCTGTAGCGACCGTTGAAAAGTTGCTCACTCTGAGCACCGCTAATTATGACGTTCAGCAGGAAGTTAAATCTGGTGCCGTATCTGTTGATGCTGCTGTTGACCGCGTTCGTGAGTTTGGCGAACAGGCTGGTGAGGTTCTCCAGCACGATAAAGCCGTAGCAGCCGCCCAGGGAAAAACAAAGGTTACGCGCAGTTCTATCGCTCCGGAACTCAACATTAAAAGTGCTCGCCGTTTCGTGGAGTTAATGGCCATGGCGAAGATCAGCGATGAAGGCGTGTTCACTTTGCAAGGCACGGCACTGGCTGAAGCCCTGTCGATTATCGACGAACATAAAACCATTGCTGAAGCTCGCGAAACCTATCGCCTTTCACAGCCCATCCCTACGACAGAGATTATCGGGAAAGTGCTGTATGTGAAGCTGGACGGTAAGGAAATCGGCTCGGCAATAATTTATCGCGGTAAGAACGTCACGCTCGACCTAGGTGACAGAAAAATTATCGCCAGCCAGTCAAAAGCAGTGGCCCACTTCGTTAAACAACACAAACTTCAGCAGGTACATACCAATGCAAACTATCAATAACCGTATGACAGAAAATCAAATTGCTGATCTCTTCAGCCTGGCGGTTCAGTTGCAGGTTAAAGCTGAAGAATCAGATGATCGTGATACTGCAATTTTGGCCTACTCAATTCAAAACGCCTGCTCAAATTTAACGGAATCCCAACGCGAGTTCCGTGCAGCAGACGCGACTATTCACAATCTGGAACTGCAACTCACAGACCAGGCAGTACAGCTCGCTAACGCCGAGAGCAAGTGCAGGGAGCTGGCGGCTGAATTAAGCGCTGTAGATAAAATTCACAACGAGGCGGTATTCATCACCGATGACCATTACGAACAATGCCCATCAGAAGTGCAGAAGATGATTCGCTCACTGGCTGTATTGCAGATACCTGCTTACGACGCTTTTCTGGCTGAAGTGCGGGCGCAGGGTGTGGAGATGGCTATTGGTCACATCGAACAGACTATATGCCCAAATCACGAAACGATACTCAACGAGTTTGCCGCCCAGATACGCAAGGTGGCCGTGCTATGAGTAAACCAACCGATGAAGAAATCATTCAGGTGCTTCGTGACCATGGCAATTGCATGACCTATGTGGTCACTCACTGGTTACGCGATAACTACAAGGGCATCAAGACAGCGTATGTACTGCGCCGCCTGAAAAAGCTTGAGGCTCTCGGTGTAGTGACGCGAGTGAAAAGCAGTTATGCGGTTCAAATCTGCTGGGAGGCAGCCCAATGACAGCACTAAACAAACAGGCGCCGATCAAACATCCCGCAATTCGTTATCACGGTGGTAAGTTCCGCCTGGCGCCATGGATTATCGATCAGATGCCAGAGCATGTTTGCTATGTAGAGCCATTCGGCGGCGCAGCAGGAGTGCTACTGCAAAAGCCACGCAGCTATGCAGAGGTTTATAACGATCTTGATGGTGAGGTGGTAAACCTGTTCCGCGTCCTGCGTGACCCGGAACTGAACCAACACCTGCAGGATACCTGCGCATTGACGCCATATTCCCGCGATGAATTTTGCGCTGCGAAAGAGGCGACATCCGATCCTGTAGAACGTGCCCGCCGAATGGTTGTGCGTGCTTGTATGGGTTTTGGTTCTGCTGCTGGTATCGGAGGTCAGTCAGGATTCCGTAGTGACAGCAAGCGCAAATACGCGACTGCCTCGCACCTGTGGGAACGTTATCCGGCAAATTTGGCTGCGATATGTCAGCGCCTGCAGGGTGTCATTATCGAGAATAAAGACGCACTGGCGGTGATGCGAGCCCATGACGCAGAGACAACGCTCCATTATATCGACCCGCCATATGTGCCGGAAACGCGAGTACAGGGTAATAGATATTACAACCACGAAATGACCGTTGAAGGCCATGAACAATTACTCGCTGTGGCCAGAACGATGACAGGCATGGTGATGATAAGTGGGTATGACACTGAGGTTTATAACGACATGCTAACTGGATGGACTAAGACAGAAAAAGCATCACGAATCAGCGCAGGGCGCGGTACGAAAGTCCGTACCGAATGCCTATGGATTAGCCCGGTGGCGCAGCGTAAATCCAGCGCCGCTGGCATTGGCGTGAAGGGGAAGTGAGATGGCAAACGTAGAAGCCTCATGGTGTGTGTCACTGATTGTCGAATGTCCTGGATGCGGTGAGGTGATGGACCTTACTGAAAATGACAGCGTCATAGATGGCACGTTCTGTTCGGCACTGGAAAACGAGAAAGACTATCCAGTTGAATGCCCGGAATGCGGCAACCACTTTACCTGCGATTTTGCATACTGAGGACTAACCCATGACAACTAACAACCACCCGGCGCACGGTCCTTTATCACTCGATCGCCTGCACCAGATACGCGAAATACTCAACACAGCCGCGGCACAAAGAGACGGCGGTAATCTCGGCTACGCAATGGCTGATGCAGTGAAGGTGATTGATGGGATGATTTCTCGCGAACTGGTACGCCGTGAACATGCAGCATGGTCACTGGCTACTTTCGGCGATGTCGGTCCAGTTGGTCCGCTAAAGCACCTTTCCAAAGAAGCGCTCGAGGCTGCTGCTGAACCCAGCGACCTTAGCGAATGGGCTGACATACAATTCCTGTTATGGGATGCGCAACGTCGTTCCGGTATCAGTGACGAGCAGATTACCCAGGCGATGGTGGAAAAGTTGGCGGTTAACAAACAGCGCGAATGGCCTGAGCCGAAAGACGGTGAGCCAAGGCTACATATCAAGGAATCCGACAACTCGTTTGTGGCTCCGGAGGGGACAGCCTGCAAATACTGCGGCGGTACAGGTTATTTCCGTTGGAAAAAATCCGCAAATACCTTCCCGTGTCCATGTATGGGATGCGATTTGCCAGCAGCACCTCTGCAGGAGGTGAAGTGATGCCGCCAGTTAAAGTGGTTGTTATTACCGTGGTGATGCTAGCGATCTGCCAGTTAGTTTCTATGACGGTATATGGCATATGGTGAGCAAGCTAAAACAGCGTCGCATACGCCGACTGAAAGCCGATGTAGCATGGTGGAAATCTGAAGCTGAGTACTGTAAGGCCCGAGTGTTCGAACAGGCAAACGAAATTGCTGAACTAAGAAGCATGGTGATTCGTGTACCAATGCCGGTAATGGTGCCAGTAGAGATACTTCATCAGCTAAATGGGAAGGGATCGAAAGAATATCCATTATGTCGCAATTGCAACGATGGAACCCGTCACGGGTGTTCATCGTGTGCTTACAGAATGAAGTAACCGGGTGCAGCCGGTTTAAGTGGAGAACTATCTATGAGCGGACAAATCCAACGTTTTCTTACTCCAGATGACCTCTATCAATTAACTGGTTATCGTCGCCCTTCCCTACAGTGTAAAGCTCTGAGGGATAGTGGGGTATTTTTTATCCCACGCAAGGACGGAAGGCCAGGAACAACATGGGATCATGTATCAAACCCTGTTGGACTTAAGTTAATAGTGAGCAATCCAGAGGAAGAAGAACCAAACTTTAAGGATATGTAATGTCTAGAGCTCGCAAAAACCCTGAGGATAACTGGATGCCTCCTCGCGTTCGACGGGGAAAATCTGCTTATGAGTTTCGTACAACAGATGGTCGTACCGTCAGGTTGTGCAATCCTGATCTAACAAAATCGCAGGTATGGGCAGCTTACGAAAACTTCATAAACGATTTAAAGGTTGGTACGAACTTCAACGCACTTTGTGAAGAATTCTTTAATTCCGGTGATTTCCACGAGTTAGCAACTGAAACACGTAAAGACTACAGAAAATACGGTTCAAAGGTAAATGTTGTCTTCGGGAAAATGAAGCCGGATAACATCAAGCCAGAGCACATCAGAAAATATATGGATAAACGAGGTGTTAAGAGCAGGGTTCAGGCAAACCGCGAGAAAGCATTTATGTCCAGGGTGTTTCGGTGGGCATACGAACGAGGAAAGGTGAAGATGAATCCTTGCCAGGGCGTAAAGCAATTTAAAGAGCAGGCTCGGACCCGTTATATTAACGACAGGGAATATGATGCACTTTATAGCGTTGCTTCTATTCCCGTAAAAGTTGCAATGGAGTTGGCATATCTATGTTGCGCCCGCCAGGGAGACATTCTTGACCTCAAAAAGAGTCAATTATTGAGCGAAGGAATTTTAATTCAGCAGAGTAAAACCGCAGTTAGCCAGATCAAGGCCTGGACAAAACGTCTGGAGGATGCCGTTAATCTTGCTGACAGCATTCCTCTTAACAGCGGGATGGTAAGTATTTTTGTCATCCACCAGCCATCAGGTCTGCGATACACACGCGATGCTTTTAATGCGCAATGGATGAAGACTAAAAAACTTGCTGCTGAAAAATATCCAGACCTTGATTTCCAGTTCACTTTCCATGATCTAAAAGCCAAAGGAATTTCTGATCTTGAAGGTACGTTAAGTGAGAAGCAGGAAATTTCAGGTCATAAAAACGCCTCGCAAACAGCGAGATATAATCGAAGAATTTCAGTTGTTCCGGTCGTCGGGGGGCAGTAA